TCTAGCTTACTACGACCTATCATACATCTTATACCATCGTGTGAAGTGCATAACCATATAATCCAAGCACAACCCAAGAAACTCTTACCACCACCAGCAGCACCACCATACAGTACTTCTGTTGTGGTCTTGTCTGTTAGGTAGTCAATCGCTAACCATTGTTTATCCGTTAGTTTCGCTTTCATCATCTCGCATTAGAGTTATTGTAATAGGCTTAAACTCTCCTGATATATCTAACTCTTGTTTCTCTACATAACCTCTTTTCTTACCTTTAGTCTTTAGGTAGAATATAGTGGCTTGTGTTTTACCTTTGCCTATCTGTTTGTGTAGTTGGCTTTCTGCAAAGTCTATCGCTACATCATCAATACTCTTAACTGCTAACTTATATGCTTCATCTTCTTTTAACCATCTATAATGTGTTTCCCTTGTAATATTAACTAACTTACAAGCTGATGTAACTACTCCCAATGTTTTCTCTAATGCTTCTAGCATCGCTATCTTACCTTTCTCTGTTCTATCTTGCATAGGTGTCATATTTTGTAATTATTTACCACACAAGGCGCATACTATTTTGTCCTTTGGTTGTGGTTCGTTTTCTTCATCAAAGCTATTTATTATATCATCTTCATTAAGCCATACATCTAATCCCCAATCTTCTAACTCTACACTATCCCATTCATTAGCTAGTATATCCCAATCCCAATCGCCAAAGCCTAAATTATCTTTTATTATAAACTCATTCTCTTGTTCTTTAGTAATATGCTCTGCAACTATTACAGGTACTTCTTTGTACCCTAATTCTACTAATGCCTTATACCTCATATTACCACCAAGTATAATACCATTTTCATTTATCACTATCGGTCTTAACTCCAGCATCTGTGGGAAGTCTTGTATAGACTGCTTTAGCTTTTCAAACTTAGCAGTATTAACAAGTCTAGGGTTAATAGGATTATTGCGTATGCTATTAATAGGTACTCGTTCCATTGTATGTAAATAGTTTATCGTTTATCCTATCTAACTCACTTTGTTCTTCGTTTAAATGCTCTTGCCTTTTAAGTTCAAAGTTGAGGTGGTCTATTGCCTTTTGTATGTCCTTAGATATATCGTTATCTTCTTTTTTACCAGCTCTCATTAAGTAGGCTAGTGCTACACCTAAGTTATAGTTGTTGCCACAAAAGTCCTCTATGACTTCGTGTGCTTCCATTTTGTAATAAGTTCCTTTGTAATAATTTGGTGTTTTCATAATGTATCTACTATCTTTTTAATTCCATTGTAGCAAGTAGCTATACAACTACTGCAATTAGATGTTGTCTTATATCTCGTTCTATGTATCTCATTATATAGCGTAATCAGTTCTGCTTTAGCTTCTCTGTTTTGTGCTACTCCTGTCTTGCATAGTTCCCATACTTTTAGTATGCGTTGCTTCTGTTCTTCTGTTATAGGTTTTTCCATTTTCCCTTTGGGCATTTCTCTGATTTCCAACTTGCTTTAGTTTCTATTGGGCAACCACATAGGCTACACTCTACATCAGGTGTAAGGTGTGGACATCGAGAACAGATATATGTTCTGTCATAATATGTTGTTACATCTACATTTTCAAAACCACCTAGTACTCTCTTGCTTACTGCTTTCAGATAGTTATAGGTCTTTACCATCAAGTTTGGAGTGTCCATTTTCTTTCTGTTGTCCATATCTATAAAGTTTAATAATTCCTATTGGTGCGTGTTCGTCAGACAATACTATATCTACATCATCAAAGGTCATTTCTTCTAAGTTAATAATGTATTCTAGTTGTCCTATTTCATCATAACATTCTATGATGCTCAAGCCATAGCCTACTAATCGTTGTAAATCATCATAAATCATTACGCTTTTCTTTTAGTCTTTCTTTTATATATTCTTTTACTTTCTTTATTGTTATGTAGATATTCATTCTACTTATCTTAGTCTTTTTACTAAGGCTAGTATAGGTATATTTTCTACCATCATTATCACCAAGTACATACAATCTAAATAGTTCTCTATCATACCAATACAATTCAGACAGTATATCATTAATCATATCACTATCCTGTATAAAATATAAATCATCAGGAATTAGTATATGTACTGCTTTAACAAGGTCATCATTAAAGGTAACATCTTTGTAAGGTCTATTGTATTTGTAGTAGTACTTAGAAGTCTTAGAGTAGTAGTTATTCTTGCATAGTCTTATGAAGTACCACTTAATCTTTTTATCTGCTATAAGTTGTTCTAGCTTTTCTGCATCTTCGTATAGATACATAAATACTTCTTGCGTAACATCGTCTAAGTGCTTTGCTGGTATAAAGTTAGCAGCAGTATCTTTTAATTGTGTAAATAGTTCATTATCAATCACATAGCATTATACGAAAAAGTATATATAAGTTTCAAGGTGTTGATAAATAGTTATCCACATAAGTCTTTTACTTTCTGTTTGTATATTTCTATCAGATATTCTAAGTCAGTCTTTGAGTATTTAACAGATTTGTGGCTAAGTGCTACTATTTCATCTACCATATCTCTGCCTAGTTCGGCTACTAACTTGTTGCCATATATCCATTTCTCGCCCTCACTATATAGATTGCACTTAGGACATTGTGGTCGGCAGTTATGTTCGTGCCATCTTGTGCTGGTATGCTTACGACTTTGGAAGTGTCCGTTGTGCATCTCTTTGACGTGCTTGACTACACCACAAGTATAACACTCAACCATTCCACTATCGTCAGCGTATGCCCACCTAATGTATTGGCTAAAGTGTTTGTCTAATTCTTTTTTAAGTTGTGCGTGTGTCTTTGTCTTTTTAGCCATTCATCATATTGTTTATCAGTTCGCCATTGAAAGTATAATGTAAGTCCTGTATATGCTATGCCTAGTATTAAGGCTATTAAATATATCTCTCTCATTTTAATCGTTTTGCTTTGTTAATAGTCATAGCTATTGCCTTTTGACTTTGTTGATGTTGCTGGTATTCTGTTAGCCTACCTTGACTTCGTTTTTTTATGGCTCTTTGCTTGTAGTCATTAATCCATACAGACCAAGTACGCACATTAATAAAAGCACTTGTACCTTGTTCAGCATCTCTTAAACCTTTTTCAAATGCAAACTTAATCTCATCTATCGGTAGATTAGTGTGGTAAGTAATTAAGTCATTGTATAGTAGTTGCGCCATACCTTTCATCTGTTCTTTGTCAGGCTTTTGCCCTAACGATGTGTAACACATACCTACTAAGTCAATGCAGAATAGTTTTACCTCATTAACTTCACCAGCTTTTAACATATCAAATACTCTCATTTTTCTTTTTGCGTTTATATTGTTTATTGTAAATCATTCTATCTTTTTTATACTCGTACTCATATCCCATAAGCAGCATATATGGAGAGCAAGTTACTAATTTCTTTTTAGTCATTTAACATATCGTTTCTAACACTTTGCCAAGTGTCCATTACATTATTCTTTTTAGTTCCAAATTTACTTTCGTTCTTACTCCAAGTCTTTAGCCTACGAGCAATATCAAAAGTATTTTGTAATTCATACCTCAACTTAGTCTTAGACTTGTTAGGCTCTGTCCAATAATCTATAAAGGCTTCTAACATCTCAACACTATACAGTTCTTTAAATGCAGAAACTTCCATTAAAAACTTATTAGTTACAGTATCTAAGTTACGTTTCTTTCTAGGCTTATCATCAAGCTGGTAAGACTTATAGTTTACAACAGTTATAAGAGAGTTTTTAGTATTGCTTGATATATCTATATACCCTTGTGTTTTTAACTTCTGTAAACGCTTGTAAATAGTAGAGGGTTTTAAGTATAGTTCTTCACTTGCAGTTATCCTACCTGTAATAAACTGACCTACATCTACCTTTCTACCATAGACTACATTAGGTGTTGTGTTGGCTTTGAGTATGCACCACACAAAAACCTTTAGTAGTTCTGCATCTGCGAATACTCCATTGTCTAATATCTTACGATGTAACTTGATATAACCTTGCATTATTTGTTTAGTTTATACTGTGCGTATCTTACAGGCTCTCCAAACTTATTCTCACTCTTTAACATTATAGTTTCTATATCATAGCCATCTTCTTTTAATTCAAAGATGCGTGTAGCTAATCTCATAATACTATAATCGAAGAACGCTTGAACAGGTGTTATTGCGCCTATCTCTTGCAAATGTCTTAAAATTTTTTGTTTCTGTGTTAATTTCATAATTTTATTTGTTTACTGTTTGTTTGACCTCAACAATAATATCCATAAGGTTATCGTAGATAGTTTCTATATCTTGATTGTTGTTAGTCCATTTTACTATTTCTTTTTCGTATTGGTCTGCTACCTTTAAAAGTCTATTAAACTTCATCTTAACAACCTTAGAGTGTGTACCTTTGAGATTGTATAGCTGTTCGTTAAAACATCTAAAAGTAGCTATCAATAATTGTAAATCTACTGTGTGTTCTTTAGTCATTACACTAAGGCTTTACGAATTTGTATAAGGTCTGCTATTGCTCTATCTACTTCATCTAATGCTTGTAGTTCGTTTATCTTCTCAATGCGTTCAGATTTTGTCTTGTACTCTGCAAACACTAAATTAAACGCTTCTATGTATTCAGGGTACATTCTAGGGTTTTGTATGTATTGCTTGTGCAGTTTAAGATAATGGTAGAAGTTAGTTCTATGCTTACAGAAATGTTTAGCTAGTTGTGCTGGTTTCATACCACACTCCATCAGAATATTACTAATTACCATTCGAGCCATTACTTGCTCTTTGTACTTTGATTTTACGTTAATATCGTCTTGCTCAACAGATATATGTTTTGATGTTATAAACATCAGTAGTTCTATTTCTTTAGTTAAGTTCATTATCTTATTGTTTTATGGTTATCGTCATCGTTTAAAATCTTGTAAATGTCAGGTTCAATTTCTTTTATCTTTCGATAGATTGCCCTTACATCTTTCATTACCTCTTGCCTAGTGGTCTTAGGTATGTCAGTCCCTGTAACAGTTGTTACTAGGGATTGAGCCTTTTCTAATAGTTTACTTGTTGTCTTTTTCATAAGTCTGTATAAAAGTCTTTTTGATTTTGTTCGTACTCATATTGTTCTATCATTTCGTAAGTGCTATCATCTTCATCACATTCTGAACATCTCATATATTCATCAGCGTGTTCTTTACACTCGCCACAAATATCTGTATGCCCCCAAAATTTACTATCACAACAATTACTTGCACCACTTCCTACTTCATCAGCACCACAACAAGAAGTTACCATATCAGTACAGTTATCTCTATCGGTTGCTAGTTTATATTGGTCGTAAGTCATAATTAAAAAGGGTTATCATCGCCAAAGGCATTATCAAAACTCTCTAACTTTTCTTCTTTAGATTGCTTAAACTTCCACGCATCAGCAGAAGTATAGTAGTTGCCCTTATACTCTCTTGATGATAGGTTAAACAATACAGTAACCTCATCGCCTATTGTTACATCTCTAAGTAAATCTACTTTGTCTTGACCGAACAGATTGAAGCATAACTCTGCATTGTATTGACCACCTGTGTCAATTACAAACGATTGCTTTACCCATTGTTTACCAGCTTTGCTAGTTCCACTTTGTAAGTCTAATACTTTGACTAACTTACCTTTCATTTCTAAACTCATAATATTTAATTTAATTGGTTAATTTATCTTTTAAAACTTTCACTTTCATCTTCACCAAACACACCCAATGCGTAAAGTCCAGCTAACTTTAGTACTGCCCTACTCATCGCCCTTTTCTCTGCCATTTCCATAACATACCAAGAGTTAGTGTTACCATCTTTATACCCCTCGCCTTTTAAGGCACTACCAAAGGTTTCTATGGCACTTTCTTCGTGTAGGTTAGCACTAGCCTTAACTACTGCAAAGTTTGGCTCACATCGTATAACATCGTAAGAGATATATATACTTAGGTTTGCTTGTATCTTGTCTATGCCACTACGAGTAATGATAGTGTAGTGCTGGTGCTTGAACAAATCATCAGAAGTTAATCCGTTCTCTTTAAACACTCTGTTTAATGTTTCTTGCTTTGTCATATTAATATGCAACTAAATTAATAATTCCTATAATATCTAGCACTATTAATAGGGTGGCTAGACTTAACCCTAAAGCTATTGTTATCTTAGTATCTCTTTTCATTATTAATTAATTGAGTTAAACTTTTTAACATTTCTTTTGTCATTATATAAGCATCTATCTTACCTTGTGAATAATTCTCTAATCGTTCATTGTCTTGACCTTTCCAATAAACTTGCTTATCTTCTGCATTTTGTAATAGTTCTTCTATTGACTTTAGTTTGCTTTGTATGTAATAA